CACGGCTTGGTTGCTGAACGCCAGGACATCCTGGCCTTCCAGCACGCCACCGAACGAAACCGGCGACAGCGTATCAACCTGCCACTCCTGATACGCATTCGTCATGCGCTTGGTCTTGGCAAAGGTCGAGATCTTAGGAGTATCCTCGGGGGCGAGGATGGTGAGGAAGTCGGTAAGATCTTCACGATCTCCCGCTACGTTGTAAGTGGTTGATAGGGCCATGACTAACGAAGGATTAACGGTTGAGTTTAGCTTTTTCTCGGGCCAGAAGGAACGCTGCTGCCTCGTGTGCCGTGACGCCGCCTTTCTTCGACAATTGCATCCGCATAGCTTCCAACTGATTGGCAGTCTTGGCCGCACTCGGGGTGCGGACATCGCCGCCGGCTGAAGATACGACCGCCTGACTGGACGGTGGCTTGGTGCTCATGGCCTGCTTCGGCTTGGCTTCTGGCTTCGCCTTCTGCTTGGCCTCAAGGGCTTTCAGGCCCTCGATTTGCACACCAATGATCCAGTCCGCGTTCGGCAGGTTCCTCATCCACGGCATCTGTGACAACGCCTGCTGGGCAAGGACGTATTCGGGCGCCTGCTTGTCCTTCAGATACGGGAATAACTGATGGGCAACCTTCTGCGCCTCCTGCTTCTGCGTCAGGAACTGCGCTCGGGCTGGGATGTCGTCATCAAGGGTCTTCTCCGCGTTGCGGAGGATCGCCTTAAGCTCTCCCCTGCCCAGCACGGTGTCACCCACGCGGACAGGTTCAAAGTCATCCCGGTCTAGTTGCTCCTGGGCAAAGCGTTTCGCCTCTTTCGCCTGATCTCTCAAGGTCTGGAGGGACTGGAAGTCCTCAATCTGCGCCAACGGCACATTGCTGGGCAATGGCTGGGCAGGTGCAGGTTGGGCGGCTTGCTCGGGCTGGTCGGCCTTTTGGGCCAACTGCGCCTGCATCTCCGCCAACTGGGCTTCCAGAGCTTTGCGCTTGGCAACCTCCTTGCCGATACGCTTGTCGATCTTCTTCTGAAGCTCGGGTGTAATGTCTTGGGAAGGAACGTCGGCCTCGCCTTCGGGCGTTTCCGCCTGCTGGCTGGGCTCGGCAGATTCGGCGGTAGCCTCATCTGGGTTGGTTGAATCGGACTGCGCTTGGTCCGGCGCGGGGGTAGCTTGTTCAACCTGTCGTTGGGCCTTCGCGTTTTCCGCCTCCATGTTGAGGAGACGTTGCGCGGCTTGCGCGACACTCAAGTTACCTTTCTTCGGTGCATCACCTTTTGCCTCGGGGGTTTGGGCCGCCTCGGCGGGCTGTGAAGGAGCGGATTCTGCTGTTTCGTTAGACATGGGATTAGAGCCCCCAAGGGCTGTGGACATGGCGGGTGCCAAGTGTCGCTACGGGTGCGATTCACACACCCGTCTGTCAACAGGAATTATTAGCGGCACTACTGACCGCAGTAATAATACTTATCCAGCCCGCTGCTCTGCGTCGATCTCCGCCTGCTGCATCTGCTGCTGCACGAAGTCGTCGTAGAGTCCGATGATCTGCGAGTACGCCCGCAGTTCACCAGTAGCCGCGAGTGTCATCCGTTCATCCTTCACCACGGCGTCGGAGCAGAGATCGATCATCGTCGAGTGCTGCATTTCACGCAGCTCCTCAATGAAGTCTTGGAAGCCATCATTCCCAACGAGACGGAACATGGCCTGACGCAGCCGGCCAAACTTCTCGGCTGACGTCAGGTGCGGATCGCGGCGTTTCTTCATCGTGAAGTGGTGGCAGGCATCGGGCCGGGCATCTGCGCCCCAAGGCGACCGATGACCGAATTTCTGGCCTGCATGATCTGGAATTCGTATTGCTTGGCACGGGCATCCAAACGCTCGCGGAACGGCTGATCCTGCTGATACCGCTGTTGCACGTCAGGCTGCTGGAGGTACTGCTGGATGACTTGCAAGCCGATCTGCGGCGGGGTGCCGGGCTTGATGTTCTTCGGGATGCCGGCGAAGATCTGCGCCAGATCCTGCTGTTCGTCCTGCACGATCTGCTGCTGACCTTGCTGCGCGGGACGGATGATGCGCTCGGCGATGTTCGGGTCGATGGTGGACACGAACGCGGTGCAGAGCGCAGACCAGTCGATGACGCCTTCGCGGTCGAGGGACTGCGCGGCTTGGATGATGGCCGTCCACTTCTCGCTCATCCGCTTGAAGTCCGGCGACTGCACATCCCACGCGAGGTAGAAATCGAACTCCTCGTTTACGTCGCCCTTGTTGAAGAGCTGGAAGTTGGGATCCTTGACGCCCATCACGCGGAACGTGACCTGGTCCATGCCGTACTGCTTGTAGAGCTTCCACACTTGGCGGAAACTCTTGGCGAGGCAGCCAAGGAACTTATCGACTTCAAACTGGTTGTAGATCGGGTCGATGGCGGGATCGCCCTCGCGGCTAGCAAAGCCGTTGTACTCTTTGAACGAAGTCTCCAAAAGCGCCTCGGACTTGTCCGTGTTCATGTCCGGTATCGGACGGTCGGCGTAGTGGTACTCGTTCGGACGACGTTCCGAAATCATCGCGCCCGGACCCCAGCGGCCCGGCGGGCGGCCTTGCGGGTAGCAGATGGGCGGGAGGATGCCGAGAGAGGCGGCGTCAATACGGCTGTCCTTGTGTGCCTTGATCTGATCCTGCCACGGCTTGCCCGGCTCGGGCAGGCCACGGGAGTCATGCAACTTGCGGCTCAAGTACTCGCGGCGGTACAGGACAAACGGATACTCGCCGTGAGCGTAACCCAGAAGTCCGTTCTTCGCGCAACCATCGTGGTTCTGGTCGGGCGGCAGCATCGGGTTGAACACCGTGCAGTAGATGCCAGGCGTGCCATCCTCGTCGGACAACCGCTGGTAGGCGTAGACGACACCGATGCGGTCCGTGAATCGTTGCTGTGTGTAGACGAACGAACGGGAAATCGGCTGGAGGTATTCGCTCGGGCTGATGGTGATGAGCTTACCGCGCACCTTCTGGATCGCGGCTTCGACCCACTTCTCGTCCCAGCCGTCCGTGTACACCATCGCCCGCAGTTGCTCGGCGGTAAAGTACTCCACGCGGTAGATTCCGGGCGCACGCTCAAGGTCCGTCGAGAACGACGGGATGAAGACGTGCTCGTCCAAGTTGAATGCACGGATGACGGGATACGAACGCTCGGGTCCGTCCATCGGAACCGTGGTCTCACCCGTGTCACGCAGCTCGCGCAGCATACGGGCCGCCTTGTCCTTGGAGCATCCGTACTGCTCTTGGAAGATGGCCTTCAGGTCATCGGCGGCGGACTTGTCCTCGACCAGCGCCACGATGTCGATATTCGGGAACTGCTGCTGCAAGTCCTGCACGCGGACGTTGACCAGCACTTTCTCCCGACGTTTTTCCCAGAACTGCCCCATGACCGCGACGCCCTTTTCGTTCATGTAGTTGGAGCACATCTCGACTTCGCGCTCCACCTCGGGAATCTGCGTCTGGATCAGCCAACGCATGAAATTGCTGACCAACTGGCTACGCGCCCCATCCTCGGCGCCCACGGGAACCGCCGTCAGGTTGGCCCGCTTGAACGCCATGCACTCCATGGCGACCTTCTTGTTGATGATGTTATCGACAAGGAAGACACGGAGGTCACTGGCGCCGTCCCACGGGGTGGGGCTGACCTTGCTGCCCTCGCGGGAGTGTTTCTTGCCGTCAGCGGACTGCCCGTTCCAAATGGCGTAACGGGTCTCGTAGTTCAGCCGGCATTGGTCGATGAACGGCTGATTGTCGCGCACACAGTCCTCAAACGCCTTCTTGAGCAGATTGAAGTCCGGCCCCTTGTTCTCGGGCGGAGCTAGTTGCAGACCGGGATCAGGGGGAACCGAGGTGGCGTTGCCGTCAATGGAACTCATGGGCTTTGATAAGCGCACCTAATGAGCGCAATAACAAAGGTGGCAAGCACTCAATAGCTCCAGGTGCGGTCATCCACCTGCTCGGCGGCGTGCGGGTCCACAAAGCTACAGTTGGAGACGCAGAGGTAGCGCAGGCAGTCGATGGGGTCTTTAGTCGCCTCGTCCTTGCCGCCTTTGGCCGTGTACTCTTGCAATGAGTAAATCAGGTTTTGGCAGCGGTCGCTGATGTAGAGCTTCGGGGCGTTGAGCGCGGACAACGGCTTCTTCTCGTCGTAGGACAAGAGGCCATTGATGAGCTGGAGACCGTTTTCAATCTCAACGCCGGGGGCGGGGTGGAACACCATGCCCGCCGAGTCCAACTCGCTTATGATTGTTGTGGCGCCTTCGGCTGACTGCTTTTCCGCTACACCGAGACGCGGGTCAATAAACCTCTCGAAAATGGTTTCGCCCTGCTCGCAGTGCTTGATGAGTTCAACGTAGTCGTTGATGCCTTTCTTGCTGCCTTTTTGCGCGGGGCCGGCTTTGCCTTCCGGTCCGGCTCCGGGCAAGGCCCAGTCGTCGTAATCGGGCCACTCTCGGTAGACCCACCAGGTGCCGGCGGCGTCGATGGCGACCCAGAGCATGAACCAGTTTTTGGATCCTGCCGGGTCCAGTGCCATGTAACGTGTGACGTTGTAGTCCACGTTGTTCGTCCACGGCATCTTTTCGTGAGGAATGACATTAACGTCCTTATTGAAGCCAGGAAAGACGCTAGTGATGCTTTTGGTGGGAACGCCATATGCACGGGCCAACACTTCGTCCTTGGAGCGACCGAGCAACTTGTTTCGGAAGTCGGAGGTGTCGATAAACGTGTTGTCTTCAGTCCAGAAATAGTAGATAACAGTTCCCGGTCGGGAAAGGGACTCTTGGACGACTGGTAGCTCTCGACCCACCAGCGGGGCAAATCGCTTTTCAATGGTACGAGTTTTCCCGAGGATGTCC